GCCGAGGATCATGACCGACACACTGCTGAACTCGGGTCGACCGAGATCATTTCTCCGAGCCGTCGCCGCCGGACGTGCGGTGCTGACCGTGAGCAGCGAGCCCGACCTCTTCATCGACGGCCTGAGCTGCGGTGATCAGCCGCTGGCTCATCACCTGGTCCACCAGGGCCTGCTCGCCCCCTGCCGCCCCGGATGCCCCGGCGAGCGCGTGCCCGCCACCCTGACCCCCGCCGGGCTCATCGCCATCGGCAGCTGACCCCCGAACCCCGGGCGGTGGTCCCCCGACACCTGCCGTCCGGTCGGAACGAGCCCTCGTGGTAACCCCGAGCCGCGAGGGCTCGTTCAATTACCCGAGAACGCCTGATGGGTTCTGCACTGGAAGAGCCGCACTGGAGGAAGATCGTGGAAAAGATCAAGAAGATGACCTACTGCGCCACCAAGGTGATCGGGCGCAACTACCAGCAGCTGGACGCGCAAGCGCGCGAGTACGGCGCCACCTTCTTCGGGGTGCCGGTCGAGCGGGTCGCGGTCTTCATCGTGGAGGACGCCCGGCCCGAGACCATCTCCAAGCACGGCGACGGCGAGCCGGAGACCTGGAGCGCTCGATTCCGGATCGGCTGCGAGGTGGACGCCGACGACGACCCCACCGACGAGGGTCAGGACGAGCCGGGACCTGACGATGAGTGAGTGCCGCAACCGGCACGACGACAGCGGCGAGACGCTCTTCTGCGACAAGCCCTCGGGCAACCACAGGCGATGCTCCGGGTGGAGCGATCGCGCGGGTGGTCACGTCGACTGGGACAACCCGGCCTACACGGCGCCCAAGACCACCCAGGACGCTCCGGCAGCCTCTTCCCGGCTCCAGGCCATGGCCAACCGCGTCAACGGCGCGCAGGCGGGCAAGGAGGGCTCGGAACGAGCCGCCGCGAGCTGGACGCCCGCGCAGCGGCAGACGGTCGAGTCCGCCATCACCGAGGTGGCCGCCCGACAGGACGAGTTCACCACCGACGATCTCTGGACCGTCCTCGGACAGACCGTCCCGAAGACCGCCGGGATGGCGGCGATGCTCCGGCAGGCCACCTCCCGAGGCTTCATCGAGCCCACCGACCGCTACGCGGATTCGACGCGAGATCGCGCTGACCATGATCAAGGCCGTCGGCTGCGGGTCTGGCGCTCTCGGATGCGTTAACATCACCAGCACTCCCCTGGGGTGAGCAACTCCAGGCAGACGCCCCCGGCACCCCCTCCATCCTCGGCCGGGGGCGTTTCTGTGCCTTCCTCCTGTACTCCCGGATGCCTTCCCGACCCAATGTCCGAGAAGCACCCGCGAGGAAGGCGTCAGTCCATGCCCAACAGCCAAGACCGTGCGCAGTTCCTGCGTGAGGCAGCTCAGGCGGACTCGCTCGCCGAGCAGCAGCGGCTTGTCGGCGAGGCCGAGAGGGTCTCTCAGGCAATTCGCGCCGAAGCGCAGGCGGCCCGGGACGTCGACCTGGCCAGCGCGATCATCGGTGACCGCTTCACCCCGGTCCCGGTCTTCAGCCACGTCACGGCCAGCAGCGACTGGCTGGATTCGATCGACACCGCGCCCGACCCCGAGAAGATGGCCCAGCAGCTCACCGCCGAGGCCACGCTGTGGTACGAGGCCGTCAGCCCCGAGGTAAAGGCCGAGCCGCAGGAGTTCGGCCAGCACCTCGCCGGGCGCGCTGCGGTCGTCGCCGGTGCGTTCGGCCAGCACAGCGACAACGCCTACGCCTCCTTCGTCGGCACCGTGAACGAGCTGCGCACGCGCGACGTGCGCACCGGTGCGATCAAGGAGGCCGCCGCCCAGCAGGGGATGCCCGGCTCCGGGTTCGGCCAGGGCAACTACGACGACGCGCTGCCGCTGGAGGCCACCACCTCCGAGCGCGCGCCGCAGATTCAGGAGCTGGAGGCCAACGGCGGCGCCGGTGCCTCCCAGAACGTGGTGCCGGTCAACGATCCGGCGCTCGGACAGACCGACCCCTCGGCGGATCTGGCCAACGGTGACGCAGGAACCCAGCGAGACGGGAGCAACATGAACCAGACCCAGCGGTCGGCCAGCCGCCACGAGGCGTACTCCGGCCTGGATCAGGTCCAGCAGACGGTGGACCCCAGCGACACTCAGCAGCGCCCCACGCCGCTGCCCCAGGACGTGGCCTTCCCCTGGGTGCTCTCGCCCAACAACGTCACCCAGAGCATCTCCCAGGCCGAGCAGCAGATCGCCGAGCGCGACCAGCGCCGAGGAGCTGCCCGGCGGGCCACTGCCGTCGCCCAGGAGGCCGCGCGGCAGGCGTACGCCGCCGCGATGAAGCAGGCGGGCTACGACGACTCGGGCTGGGCTGGCGACATGGGCGCGGGCGGCTACCAGCCGGGCGTCCCGCCGCAGGGTGCGGGCGGCAGCAACCTGGGCCAGGCTCCGCCGCCGTACGGCACCGGCGGTGACAACGGCAACCAGCCGCTGAAGCCCTACGGCGCCGACGAGGCCAACGACTACACCAACAACCCCGGGGACAACCTCCAGTCTGGTGCCGACCTGCACGCCGACGTCGGCGGCCGCGTGATGACCACCGGCGCGCGGCACGCCAACGACCCGGAGATCGCCCTCGCGCTGAAGTTCATCGCCACCCGCCAGGCGTGGCTGGATCAGGCGCAGGACTGAGGTCGCGATGAGTCTGGTGCGCACCGCTGACGGCTTCTCGTCGGCTGACGTCGAGGGGATGGGGCTGGATCCGCAGTCCCAGGACCCGGCGGGCTACCAGACTCCGCGCGACCTCGGGATCCAGCCGGAGACCGACGGCCAGGACCCGGCGACACCGGGCGGCCCGGCTCCCTACAACGGCGCCGAGCCCACCGGGAAGCCGGTGACCACGGATCCGATGTGGAAGAGCCCCGACGAGCCACCGAAGCCGCCCTACAGCCCGACGCCGTACCTCGGCCCGGGTCCCAACGTGGACGTGACCACCTTGCACAACGCCCGGCGTCGGCCGGTGGAGGAGACGATGACCGTCGATCTGTGGGTCGAGGCGTCCCACGACGTCGCGCAGGAACTGGACCATGAGCGCCTGGTGCGCGCCAAGGTGGCCACTTCGGCCATCTGGCCGTTCCTCTCGGCCGCGCGGACCGAGCGGGAGTTCGGCCACCGGATGGCGCTGTGCGAGGAGGAGCTGGAGCAGCTCTTCCCCGAGGACGACTTCCGCTCGCGGGTGACCGCGTCGCTGAAGCAGGACTTCCTCCTGGTCAAGGAGGCCGACTACGAGGTGGTCGACTTCGGGACGCGGGAGATCACGGCCGACCCGATCGTGGCCACGGCGCAGGGGGTCGACTGGATCCGGCACGAGGCACTGTCGGAGGCCGACGTCCCCGACGGCGGCCAGACCGGTAGCGCCGGTAACCCGGCGTACTTCAGCGCTGGCCCGGAGGCCGGTCCGAACACCGGCTCCGACGGCCAGTTCGCGCAGATGGCGCCGGACCCGTGGAACCCGATGAACGAGCAGTACCCGATGCCGCCGAGCCAGTGGGTGGTCCCGCCGAACGCGGGCTGGATAGAGCGGCCGATGAACTTCGGCAAGACCAGCGCGGCGGGCTACGTCGGCGAGGGCGTGCAGACCGGTCCCGGCCAGAATCCGAACTACTTCACCGACACCGAGGGCGTAGAGGGCACCGCGAACCAGGGCGGGTTCCCGGCGGACGTGGCGCTGCCGGAGCCGGACGAGCGGGTCGACGCCTACGGCGCGGTGCCGCCGGTGCAGTCCGGCGGATCGACCGGCGGGGACGTGTCGTACTCGAACGCGGGCAAGCAGGCCTCGCGCTGGGTCGTGGCCGAGAAGGACAACCACGGCGCCTGCGCGCACTGCCAGACGCCGGTCTACCGCGAGGGCGACACCTGGAAGCACCTCGGAGGCAATCCGGGTCACGGAGTCCGGCTGCACGAGGATCACCCCTGGATCGCCGCGCAGCAGGCGAACCGCGTCATGGCCGTCCGGCACACGGCGCCCGGTGGTGGCGAGCACGCTCCCTACGAGGTCCGCCCGGTCGACGGCGGCTACGCGGTGTTCAACGCCAAGGGCGAGCGGAAGAACAACGAGGCGAAGTCCAAAGAGGACGCTCGTGAGTTCCAGCAGGCGCTCTACGCCAACGTTCCTGGCGCGAGCGATTCGGCGAAAGCAGCGTCGCTGCGGTGGGTGGTCGCTGAGGTGTCCTCTTCGGACACGGGACCCACGCCTCCCTCGCAGACCGACACCGGCGGTGCGCCGACGCCACCGCCATCCATGGAACCTGGCGGGCCCGGCGCCGAGGCAGGTCAGCCGCTGACGATCCCGAACCAGTCGGCCAGCACCAATCCCTTCGCCACCGGCGGAGGCGGTCCGGAGCAGGCGGGCCCCAAGCCCGACGGCGGCAACAACCCCTTCATGGCCCGTCGGTACGTGGTCGGGGACACGATGAACCGGCCCACGGCGGACAACCCCTCGGGAGTCGACTCCGGCGACGAGTACGACGCGAACAACTGGAGCAAGCCCGCCGAGCAGCGGCCGCGCCAGGAAGCGATCGATCGAGGCATCAACACCCCGCAGAGGCCCGGCCAACCGATCCCCGTGCGCTCTTCCGACGGCGGCTCTGGCGACGAGGAAGAGGAAGAGGAGGGGCGGGAGTGAGCATCAAGATCATTTGCATGGACTGCGGCGAGCGCGGCGAGATCGAGCGCCCCGCGCCGGAGATCCTGCACGCCTGCGGGTCGAAGAACGTCGACCTCTGGGACGACGGCAGCGAGGAGCAGCGCCGGGTCGCTGCGCGTCATGCCGGACCGGAGCCGACCTTCACCGCGTTCCTGCGCGAGGCCGCCCAGCCGCCCATGCCGCGCCCGAAGGACAGCGCCGACGCGGGCTTCCCGATCGGCACGGACCCCGAGGCAGGCTGGGACGAGTACGTCGGCCCCGGCCCGCACCCCAACGGCCTGAACGCGCCGAGCCACACCGAAACGCACGGCCGCGCGCCGACGCGCCCGGTGCCGGGTCAGGTGAACGAGTCGAATCTCTACGTCTACGACAAGCGCGACCCGTACATCGGTTACGGCGAGAATCCCCCGGCGCCGCTGGTCGCTCCGCACGCGGACACCAGGTACGTCACGAAGACGCCGTTCCTGGGCCAGCGCCGTGAGGCCGACCAGCCGGAGAAGCTCGGCCTGCTGCTCGCAGGAGCCAGCTGCCCGCATGGCCACACGGGAGACACCTCGATCGTCCCCGACTACCGCGATCACGCGCACTGGTACTGCGCCCGGCACGGCTCGCTGGTCGACCTCGACGCGCACCCGGAGATCGACCCGTACCGACCGCCGCGTGAGCGAGCTGGGGGCTGGGGGCAGGACCAGTTCCGGCGCGACAAGAAGCGCGTCTTCGCGGGCAAGAAGGACGGCCAGATCCTGCGCCGGATCGCCACCATCGGCCAGGTGAATCCGGGTCTCAACCTGTCCGAAACGGTGCATCTGGCTCGTCAATCGGTGATCCAGTACCCGGAGGCGTGAATGTTCCACGAAGGCCAGGCGGTCACCAGCATCGGGGACGGCAGCAACGGCGTCCCGCTCGGCACGCACGGCAAGATCCTCGCGCTCGCCAACGCCAACGCCGGGCACGTCCAGTTCTTCCTGGGATCCAGCGCTCGGGTGCTCTTCGTCCCTGAGCTGGAAGACACGGTCGCGCCGTCATCCCGCCGAGTCCAGGCCGCGCTGGTCGACCCGGATGGCTGGGAGGACTCCCTGGAGGTCGGTCCAGTCTCCAAGACCGGCGCGGCGCACCTGATGGCCACCGGCGGTGCAGCGAGCGTGATTCAGCAGCTGGCCAGCGTCGGGGCCTTCACCGACGCGGTCGACATCGGCGAGGAGGCCCTGGCCTTCGCCGAGGCTCGGCTGCGGCACTCGGCCAGCCTCCAGGCCTACCTCGCCGAGCTGGACGAGGAGGATCGAAACCTGATCTACCGCGTGGCCAGCCGGGACCTGCTCACCCAGGCCTGCGGAGGAACCGATGACTGAGCGCTACGCGGTGCGCATCGGCTTCGGGCCGATGCCCGAGAACGCGCCCCGAGGTCAGCGGCTGGCCCGGCTGATGGCCGAGGGCACGCCGCCGATCCAGAAGCTCGCGCACGACTCCGGCGACCCCCAGGTGGTCTACCACTGCCCCTCGTGCGGGTCCGGCCAGGTGATCGCTCGCTCGGACGGCACCATCGAGTGCGGTTTCTGCAAGAACTGCTTCACCGTGCAGGTCCAGCCGCGCTACCCGGCCTTCCCGCAGACGATCGACGGCCAGCCGATCCAGGTGCCCGGGATGGGCCCGCAGTGGCCCGGCCAGGACGACGACCAGATGATGCAGGCTCAGGACGCCGCTGAGGGCATCGACGCCAGCCCCGAGGACTCGGACGACGACAACCCGTTCGCGGATGACCAGGACGCCGCTGGGCCCCCGGACGACGATGAAGAGGACGACGAGGACAGCGGCGGCGGCAACCCCTTCGCCAAGAAGTCCTACCGGACGCGCTCGGGCGCGGTCGTCGAGCAAGACGCCTTCCTGCGGCACGTGGCCCTGGAGGCGGCCCGGGACCGGAAGAGGGTCCTGAAGGTCATCCGCAGCAAGATCGGAGTCCACTGATGCCGCGCTACCGCGTTCTCCAGGACGGCTGGACCGACGACTCCGGCGAGCACGAGCTGGACAGCATCGTCGAGCTGAGCCGCGAGACTCCGGCCGAGGCCGTCGAGGTCGACCGGCTGGTCAGTTACGGCGTGATCGAGCCCGCCACTCAGAAGACGACAAGCTCGTCCACCACCAGGAAGAAGTAGGTGACGCGTGGCCGACTTCCGGGTCAACGATCGACGAGGGCAGCGGCGTCCCGAGAGCACGCCTGGCTCGACACCCTCGGGCATCGTCGTGCCCACCCGGAGCCTGTCGCCCGGCCGGGCCTACACCGAGGATCCCGTGGTCGCGGAGATGCGCCGCAACCGTCGGGTCGCGGCGATCCGCAAGCGCGCGAGCGGTGGCGCCGGGGTCGTCTCCGACACCTTCACCGGCGGGGGCGGGGGCGGTGACCTCGCTTTCGCGCTGGGCCGCCCCCGCGACCCGATGTTCTACTGGCGCCAGAACAACCTGCCTTTCGACATTTCCAAAGACGAGGAAATGGCGAAGCTGCGGGAATTCTGCCGCCTGCTTTACCTGAGTCACCCGATCATCGCCAGCTGCATCGACATCTACGCGAAGTACCCGCTCCAGGGGATGTCGATCAAGTGCAAGGACAACCAGCTCAAGGAGTTCTACGAGGACCTGTTCTTCGAGCAGCTGGACTACAAGAAGTTCCTGGTCGACGTCTCCCGCGAAAAGTGGATGGTGGGCGAGGCATTCCCTCTCGGGACCTTCAACGAGATCCTCGGCGTTTGGGAGTCCGAGGAGCTGTTGCACCCGAACGACGTTTTCGTGGAGCGCAGCCCGATCAGCCGGGATCCTCGCTTCCTGATCAAGTTGCCCCAGGCGCTGCGTGACGTGCTGCGCAACCGGCAGCCGGTGTGGGAGTACCAGCAGTTGGTGGAGAGCTACCCCGAACTGGTCGCCTACGCGGGCGAGAACAGCCGGATGCCGGTCAGCGCCATGCTGCTCAAGCAGATCAAGTTCGAGGCCGACACGTTCCACAAGCGCGGCATCCCGATCATCATGCGAGCATTCCGCGCCGTGCTCCAGGAGGAGATGCTCAACACCGCCCAGGATGCGATCTCCGACCGGCTGTACACCCCGCTGCTGCTGGCCAAGCTCGGTGCCACCGCGAGCGACCTGGGTACCGACGTCCCCTGGATCCCGACCCAGGACGAGCTGGACGACTTCCGCGAGTCGCTGGACGAGGCGCTGGCCGCCGACTTCCGGGTCATGGTCCACAACTTCGCCACGACGATCGAGAACGTCTTCGGCAAGGAGGAGATGCCGGATCTCTCCGGCGACTTCGACCGCATCGAGGACCGCATGCTCCAGACCTTTGGGCTGAGCCGGACCATGCTCCAGGGTGCTGCGCAGGGAGAGACCTACGCGGCCGACGCACTCAACCGCGACATCGTCACGCAGCTGATGACCGACCACCAGAAGCAGCTCAAGGACTTCTTCCGCGACCGCGCGCGGATCGTGGCCGAGGCCCAGGAGCACTTCGACTACGACGTCCGCAACGGCAAGCGGTACGTGAAGATGGAAGAGGTCCTGCTCCGCGACGAGGAGACCGGCGAAGACCGGATCGTCGAGCAGCCGAAGCTGCTCGTGCCCGAGCTGGAGTTCGACACCCTCAACCTGGCCGACCAGGCCCAGGAGCGCCAGTTCATCGAAGCCCTCGTCGCCACCGGTGTGCCGATCCCGCAGGA